GGTGATCAAACACAAGCTGCTGGTGGAACAATGTTCGCAGCATCTAAATATTTATTTCAGAGTGGAGTATTGGACTTGACATTACGAAACGTTTCTTTCATATCTGACTCTCTTGCAAACGGAGGAGCAGATCTTGGACTTGATACTGAATGTCGTCTTGAAGTAGACGTATATGAGATAATCAGTTCTAGACGTTGGCGTGATACTGATGGTGCAAAAGATACTATCGAATCTATTTTTGGAGCTGGCGTTGGCGATACAAAAACTATATCTACTGCTGTAACGGGCTTTGAACAATTAAATTCATCAGACCGTGGAGCTACTCCTTTTGACTTTCCTGTAGCCTTATCTAAATTTAAATTACGCATTTTGAAGAAGACAAAATATTTCATTTCCCCAGGGGGTGAGATCACATATCAGATACGTGATCCTAAAAGACATAGCCTTATGCAATCTGCAATGGCTGAATTTGAAGGCTCTAATTGGCCGAAATTAACTCGCTATGTATATATACTAGCTAAATCTCCACCTGGATTAACATTAGGACAGTATGATTCTACTGTTGCTAAATTAACTGTTGGAGTTACTCGAAAATATATGTATAAACTGGAAGGTGAAAAAGAAGACCGATCAGTTATGATAAAACAATAAGGCATAATACAATTTGTTATTGCATTACTTGAAAACTCTTCATATGTTAAGAACTCTTGATGATTACCCCAAATAGGTAATATATGCCAATGATTAACCCTGCGAGCAAAAGCAGGGAAATACACACTTCTATACCATGAACTTGGCAACATGTTGGAAGTGATAATAATCCTTTTGGCAGTAAACTGCACTTGACCTCCTTTAGTCTCGACAAGCAATGGATATCGGTCACAGATCCGTAACAACAAATCGAAGGGCAGCCACCCGTAGAATTCATCAATAATGACGGTCTCATGTCCGACATAGCCGTCCCACCAGTTGCTTCGCTGCTTCCAGTAGGCGTCTGGATAGTTGTCCATACACCATTTACTTTTTCCTGTTCCTGTTGGCCCTTGTAAAACGTGAACATCAACTTCGTGATTACGAGGTTTAGTCTTCATTACCAGATATCTCTCAAATGCTCGATAATGCTTAACCCATATATCAAACTCTTCATCTGCAATCTCTTCAATCATATTGGAGTTCCCTTCTGATAGCTTCTCTCGAATCTGCAAGAGCCGTTGCTTCATCGAGGAGATCGAATTCTCCGGTTCTTTCATATTCAGTAAGGAGTTCAGTAATTCTTCTGAACAAAGAGTCCACGACTCTCCTGTGTATACTCGGGGTTCTTGGAGGCGAGATTCTTCTTTGGTAACGTAGGATACGGCTTGCTTCCTCGACCCCCGTCGGACTTCCCAATGGGCTCGTCCACATAGCTTCTTCATCCACAATAGTTTCCTGGGAGTCTTCAGTTCTATGTAACCTTGGAGGTGTTCTGTACAATTCTCCCCCTTCTCCAGTTGGTACACCACCATCTTCATATTCTCTCGTTGCCATTCTTCTGGATATTCGTATTCAATAGGATTATTCAAAGTAAAACACCAATTGCGTGAGGACATGCAAATTGAAATCTGATCAACATTCGAAATTCTCCCGTCCGCCGTCGGGAAAATACAATCTCGCAGAGGTCATGAATACTGCGATCTGATTGGCGACTCACTTTGCAGCTAGTATTACCTGCAAAGTGTTGAGCTGAGTCAACCCTATCCTCATTTCTCAATTATCTATGGTAACAGCTACTCGTGCCAGAACTTATAATCCCTGGCGTAATATCGGTCGCCCTCTTACAACAACATTCCGTGCAGGAGCTATGGTGGCTGCACCATTAGCCCAGAGAGCTTTACAAGCATTTGCTCGCAATTACAGGAGTAATCCGGCTCATGCGAATCGTGTTCGTTCTGGTCTTGGTATTACGAATCAACATGATGTTCGTAACGTCTATCGTAAGAGACGTATGCCTTATAAGAAACGTAAACGTTGGCAAAAATTTACACGTAAAATACACGCAGTTGCTGAAAAGGAACTTGGTACAAGAACTGTAGTTTTTAATGGACTTGTATCTACATTTTCATATTCTGCGACCGATCACTTACAAATGACTTTGGCTTTGTATTCTTTATCTTCGTCATCAAACACACAATTAAATGATTTAAAAAACATATCAGCAATGGAAAACTTTGGTGATCAAACACAAGCTGCTGGTGGAACAATGTTCGCAGCATCTAAATATTTATTTCAGAGTGGAGTATTGGACTTGACATTACGAAACGTTTCTTTCATATCTGACTCTCTTGCAAACG